AGAGAATTTTATCAATAGCAGCAGTATCACCATATGAAATATTAGCAGGGCTTTCTGTATTATATTGCGCACTTATTGTTTTTGATCCTCTATACCTTGGTATTACAGACCTTTCCAAATTATAGTTATAGTCTTGTACTTGAGCGTATGGACTATTAGGGTTTGTATATGTTGCGTAATTATTTACTTGTGATGCACTAATAGACTGCGTTACTATACCATAGTTGACCGGTATTAATTGATCTGAATTGTAATCAAGATCAAATAATTGAACAGATCTAACAGATGCAGTTACATTTTGATAAAGTGCTCCTAGATTAACCTCAATAAAACCTGAACCAGTTCCTGGTAAGTTAGATGCTTCTTTTTGATTAAATGCCTCACCATCACTAGCTACTATCTTAGATCCACTAAATTCACCGTTGTATAGTTCAATATTTTGTGAACTAGTATATGAAGCAGGCCCTAAAGGAGTTGTTACAAATCCAGCCCAATAAGCAGATCCAGAGATAGCACCGCCAGGTCCACCATCTACAGTTAACATGTCAATTGACTGTGAATAGTCATTAAATGACATAGAAGGTTCATGACGAGCGTACTTATTTCTCTCGTACATGTGAGACTTGATAATAATACCTGTAGATACATTTGCTCTAGCAGGCACAAAATCTTTAATCAGTTTAAATAGAGAGTTGTTGTAGAATTTTAATAGGCGAACGTATTCCCAAATACTATTAGGCTGTGTATAACTTGCAAAATAAGCATTACTAGCACTAACTAATGGCTGGTAAGACGCAGAATACTGATAACCAGGAGCTCCGATCAATTGATTAATATCAAAGTATCCTTGTGATGATGTGATATTTGTGTTAATAACATCTGCTGGTGAAAAACCTACTTCAATATTTGTACTATTTATTCTATCATTATTTGTATAATACTGCAGTGTTGTATAAGGTGATAAAAGTGATGAAGATAGTTCTAGGCTACCTGTTACAATGCCACCTGAACCTGTTACAATTAATACCTTGTAGTCTGATGTGTTAATATCTGTAATGCCATCAACAGATCCAATAGGATTTCCTCCAAATTCTCTTACTGTTAGAATAGATTCAGGAATTCCAAATGTAGCGATCAAAGCTTTAACACCTCTTTCTGTACCTTTTGTTTTTAGTAGGTAAGGTAAGTTATGATAAAGCCTCTTATATAACTCATCTTGTATAGTGGCTGCAGCTAAAGTGGTTAAACTTGAAGTAACATAGTTGGTAATTATCTCTGATCCTGTTGGAGGAAGTAATGATCCATCTTGGTTAATTCCAAACAACGTATAGTATAGGTTATCTGATACGTTAGTGTTTGTATATAACTGCATACCAAAGCCGCGTAATGCGTCAGAAACGAGGTCTAATGATATACCGGTTTCTGGGTTATTTGTAGCATTATACCTATTAGATACATCTTTATAGTACAACCAAATATTATCAAAGTGTTGGCCAATCATATCAATAAAAGTGATATAAGGCGCGTTATTTGAATCGTCTAATAGATATTGTGGTATATAGTTTCTTAAAGTGTCTTTATTAGTAGTGTCATAATATGATGCACTAAATAATAAAGATTGTGTTGTTGGTGTAGGAACAGTTGTTGCGCTACCTAAAAAGTTGCTCGCAACTGATGAACTTACTGAATATAGTTGATAGGGCTGTGATGTGTTTATTTTTGGCCATGCCCAACTAGATGAGTTAAAATACAAGAAGTATTCATATAAATCAAAATTCTTTATAATATTATCTATTCTAGCTTTTAGCACGTCAATACTTGATGATGCAATCAAAGCAGAACTAGAACCACCTACTATTGCCTGTTGTGCAGATAAGTCAACACTAGCAGACTCAATTAATTGTAACTTATAAACGAAATTGTTTACTCTTTCTGTCGCATTGGAAAAATGTATAAAGTTAGAAAAGTTAGAATAGTCTACATTAATATCAACTGATCTATCTTGATAATAACTTAAAAGCTTTTGAAAAGATGATGTAAGAGGGCTTGTTAATAGATTATTATAGTTATAGTAAGGTGTTGTTTGACCATTTTTCGTATTAACTATTACATTATAATTAGGCCCTCTTAAACCATTAACATCTTGCTGTGGATCTACTTGAACTTGAATGTCAACATTAAAGCTAACTGACTCAGCTACTTTATCTACGATCCAAAGTTGTGTTTTAAGATCGAACTCTGTAGGTAGAGGTTCATATAGTTTAATTAGTAGATATGTTCCTTCTTCGTCTTCTGTTAAAGCTACGTTATTTGCTGTAATAACTTGATTGTTACCAAAGTTAAGATAGAAAATTGGAAAATAATTCTTTGTAGCAATATAACCTTGGTATTGATTAAAACCGTCTCTGATAGAAGCGTCTGCTAATACCTGAGATGCTAATTTTAATTCTGTTCTTGTTTGTGATATTTCTTTAATCCAATAGAATGTACCAAATTGAGAATTGAACAACTTCTTATAGAAGTTATATTGGACAGTAAGATTTCCTCTATTGAATCCTCTATTCTTTAAATCCCTTTCTGGATCAAGGGTTAGGGCAGAATATGTATTGTTTTGTGGATTGTTTAGTAAAAATGGATAGTAATCAAAAGCATCATAGTCAACATCTAAAAGTTGTGATGATTGATCGTAGATGTATAGCTCTAAATAATCACCATCTTGCCCAAAGCTAGAGTTAATGAAATTAGAAGTAACTAGCGCTCTATCTTGAGGCGTTAACTCAACAGGTTGTACACCTTCGCCAGAGTATGTTATATTAACTAATTCCATTATATAAGACTATTAATATCAGTAAACGATTGGTTCAAATCTAAAAGTTGTTGGCGAAGTGAGTTGATCTCTTCAATCAGTGCTTGTTTTTCTGCATCTATAACTGAACCTCCGATATATTGTTGGCTTTGTTCGACAAGATATGTGTGTGAGTTAATAGATCCAGATACAGGTATTTCAAAAAATAAATCTTGATAATATTGAAAAAATTGATCTACTGTTATAGTAGGCTCTTCATCTACTACAACTGGGGTTAACAACTCACTAAATTCTGTACTAACAGCTTTAGTGTACGTATTAATACCGTATATTTCTTTTACTAGATCTATGTTTGCCATTACCTAACTACTTTAAATATAAGATTATTATCTATTTCCCAAGACTCACCATCTTGTAGATCAGTTCTGATAAGTACCTTATAATATCTTTCTGGTTCAAGACCGTTCATATACATATCAAAATAACTACTTGTTGCATCACAACTAATCTTTGTATACGAAGTATCAAAATTAACTATCATATCTTCTGTCTTAGCATCTTGAAGTGCCCAATAAGAAGTTTGAGGAAGAGCTTTATTTGTAGTATATAAAGAAGCTGTAGTAAATACCCTAGTAGGATATTTGTCTCTAGCATTAATTCTCATTTTGAATTTATCTGTACCGTATTTGTAGGTGTTCGTATTATTAGCTAATGTAACTACAGTATTAGTATTATTTATTACAGATAAACTTCCTGTATTAAATGAACTATCATCCCATTTCATTTCAAGAGTTGGAGGATAAATAGTGTGAGTATCTACTGAAAAGAAACTAAGTCCAATATAACTATTAGGATTGTTTTCAATTGCTTGAGGGTGTTTAATTATAAACCCATCATTAGTAGATCCAGAGAACCAAGAATTGACTATTGTTGTAACATTAATATCTATATCTTTATTATCTTTGTAATCAAATGACTGGCTTAAAAAGCTACCAGTCCACGAACCTCCACCAGGAGTTAGATAATATTGTGGGTTTGGCCAGTTAGTAGTAGTTGAAATAAACGATGCAGTGTTATACCAGTTTACACCATTTCTTGTTTGTGGTTGATCAGAAAGTTTACCAGTTCCCATGGTCCAACTACCAGATGCTCTGGCTACTAATAAGTCGTAAGTTGTTGTTAAGTTTTCTGCTGTGGCTAAAAATAATCTTAAATTAGTCTGCCAGGATCCTGTAGTAAGTGTTTTTATTTTATCTAGATCTGAATCACTAAATAATACAAGAGTTCGTCTAATATCATCTTGTAGTAGGGGCTCTGTAGGAATTGGATCTACAAAATAATTTAGGGGGGTATCACTGTTTTTTACAGCGACTTCTAATATCTCATCAAGACCTGTATTTCTAGCAGGTTGATTAGAATACATTGTAGCGTCAGCAGCAGCAAATATTTTATATACGGCCATTTCTTTATTTTTACATTGTTACAACGCGACCTTGAATATCTTGATTTAAATATTTAACTTCAAAAATAGACGGGTCAAGTGAAGGATATATTACACCATTCAAAGTACCAGCTTGAATATCATAGGCATACTTAGAGTATCCATTAACTTCGCCTGTTTTATTTACAATTTGTACAGTCTTCACAGTTTGCACCCCTTCTACTTGATCTAATATTGTATAAATGTCTCCTAATATGATTGGTTCATTAATTTGCCAATTGTCTATATTAAAGAAATCTTGCAGAGCTAATATACATCTAGCAATAACATCTTGGCTAGTGTAGTTTGGTCTAATAATGATATCAAAATTACAAGCTATATTGATAATGTAACCAGGCTTGATATTCACAGCATCAGTCAACATTCTATAATCTTTCAAATATGTTTGAATGTTTTGTAGCATTGCTGGTGATGGTACGTCTAATTGGCCACTACTATTTAAACCAAGAATATACAAGCTAATAGATAGTGGATCACGCTGACCTGGATCTTGGTTCATATAGCTTCTAAATGTAGCATCATCTTTAGTAATATATGCTTTAGCTATTTCACCATATTCAGAAGGCATAGAAAGTGTTCTTGCCAAATAATCTTCTTGAGTAACTGCACGAAGTTGAGACGGGAATTGCGCAGCTATATTAAATCTTAATTGTTCCACAGAATCACCATCACCACCACCTGCAGCAGGTTCTGGGTTATTTACAACAATTGTATTCTGATATGTTGTATTTCCTGATACAGTATATGAAACTATTTCAGTTAGTTGACTAGAAAGTACATTTGCAGAAGCTCCTCCTCCTACAAGGTATTGGAATGTTATCGAAGTATTCCTAGGTGCAAGACCATAAGTTTCTGTAGTTACAAAGTTAGTTGGATCAAATGAACTTGATAATGTGCTTAAACCGCCTCCTGTTAAACCAACACTAACAGCATTTGGATTAGGTATAATAGCTGTGTCTGCTACAGAATTAATACCGGCACCAAACTCTATGTCTAATGATCCATCAACACGAAATCTAGAAACATATCGTCTAGGAACAGTTAGCTTTTGAATCATGTAAGGTACTTGATTCTGGTATTGATACAAGCTAGGATAATTAGCTGCTGTATTTTGAACAGGCTTTAATATGTAATCTTGTGCTAGATAGGGTACTTCATACCAAGTATTGCCATTAGAGTCTTTAGCATCAAGAATTGTTATAATAGAGTTGTCTTGTAGATTGATGGTAGTAAATCTTTGAGCAGCGCCAAAGCTAAATGTTTGAGTTTTAACTTGACCAGATATTGCTTGAACAGACTTCTTTAATAGATAAGATGTAGGTACGTTTGAACCGTTTACTGTATATACCTCAACTGTAGTTGGATCTAATGATGATGATGTTGTAAAATCAATCTTTTGTGGAGCATAAAATAATACAGAG